GGTCTGGGTGACCAGACGGCGGGAAGCGGCGCTGGCGATAAGTTGCCCGGCGCTGCAGTTCATATCGTTTGCCAGCGCCCAGATGGGCTTGATATCGCGCATCCGTGCAATAATGTCGGCGCAGTCGAATGCACCGGACACCATCCCGCCAGGCGTATCCATATCGAGGAGAATGCCGTCGACGCCGGGATCGCTCATGGCCTGCTGCAGGCGGGCAATGATCCCGTTGTATCCCGTCATGCCGGAATAAGGCTGCAGCGAACGGGTTTTACTGACTAGCGTGCCGGAAACGGGCAGCACCGCGATACCGTTCGTTATCTGGTAACTACGCGACGGCCGGGGCACCATCTCCTCATCATCACCAAAGAGCGCCAGCGGTTCGGCAATCTGCTCAGCACCAGGCGTTGCGCCAGACACCGTATCCGTCAGTCGGGTGATCCCCAACTGGCCTGCCAGCGCGCAAAAGAAAACCCGCGCATAGGCGGGTTCAAGCATCAGCGGCTCATTAAAGGCCATGCTGGCAATATGCGGGAGATTACGCAGTTCTGGCGTCATCTTTATCCTCCTCGTTTGATTTTTTCAGCCCGGATTCAAAAGCGGCTGCCGCCCAGGCCGGGGGTTTAAGACCCGCGCTCCGGCGCTCCATAGTTTCACGTACCTGCTGAGAAAATATTTCCTGATAGTCATCTCCGCGTTTGGCGCACTCCTTCTCATAGGTGCTGAGGCCGGCCTCGATCAGCATTACAGCCTCCTGCACCTCCTTCAGGCCATCAATAGCCATGCGCCCCGAGCCGATCCAGTTTGCGTTACCCCATGAAGTTCTCGCTTCCTGGAAGCTGAACCTGGCTTTGGATGGGAGCGTGACAACCCGGCGCGCAATCGCCTCTTCCAGCCAGCAGACAAACATCTGACAGGCCTGCCGGGCTGCTACGAACTTGCGTCGACCCATAAAGAACGCCCAGGATTCATTGGCGCTGGCGCGTGCGGTGGAGTAACTCATCTGGGAATAGTTACGCGAGAGCTGCTCGTATGACACCCCCAGCCCGGCGGCGATATAGCGCAGCAGTGACTGCTCAAATGTGGAATAACCGTTATCCGTATCCTGTGCTGACTGCAGATTCAGTGAATCACCAGGCATCAGGTGCGGGACTTTGGCACCACCGAGCCGAACCGGCGCCGCGGTGTAATACGATGCCATTTCACCCAGCCAGCCTGTCATTTTGCTTTGCTGGTCTTTACTGTCAGAGCCGAGAATAAAGTCCATCGCCGTCTGCGTATCCAGTTCGCTTTCAATGGTGGCCGCATACATCGCTTTCACGATCGCACTCTGCAGTTGCGTATTTTGCAGGGTGTCGAGCATCTTCATCTGCTCCATCACGCTGTAAAACACGTTGGCACCGCGGGTTTGCCCGTCTTCAAGCGGCTCGAACACATGGATAAACGATGGTCTGCCCCCATGGAGTTCGCGGGGAATATACGTCCATTTCTGCGCCATCCAGCCCGGATAACCATCCTCGCTTACGTAGTAGCCCAGCGCCGCACCAGCATCGTTTATGCTGACACCGGCGCGGCAGTTCCGGGTGTCCCCCATGTTATTGGGATTGCTGACGCGCTTCGGACTGACCATCTTGAATTGCGTGCGGAAAAGCCGCGTTGAATCACTGTCCCAGGTGGGCTGCACGAACAACTCACCGTTGAATGCGTGCGTCGCTACCCCCTCACGGATCATCATCGTAAACGTTCGCTTGCGCTCGGCATCAATCCCGCAAAAGTCATCTTCAGCATACTCATACCAGGCGGCTTCCACCTCCCTGGCAAACGCGCGGCACTCCTCTTCTTTAATACCGAGATAACGCCAGCTCGGGCAGTAACTCAGTCTGAAAAATGACCCAACGATGTGATCCTGGTGAAGTTGTACGGCGTTTGCTGCGTAGCCGTTATTTCGTACAAGATCGTCAGCACGGGCGTTTCCACGTGATAAATGAGGCAGGAGCGCCGCATCAGCACTTTCGATGGGCGGATTCCAGGAGCGCAACTGGCCGCCAAATCCGCCGCCACCGCCGTGATACCCGGCATATTCGCGCAGGGATGTTTTACCGTCTGGGCCCACTAAAGCTGGTAATTTCATACATAAAACCCTGCCGGTCCCCGGCGCCGTGAAGTGGAGCCAACCTGAGATTCGAGGTCAGCAATGTATTTTTTCAGCTCGCTGACTGAGGTAGCTGTAAATTCCACCCTTCGACCATCTTTCTGTACCGTTGCCACCCGTTTACCCATCATGAGGTCATGTAATGCAGTGCGTGCTGCCTCCAGATCAGCCTGTGTCGCCATTATTCTTCTCCGGATAATGCCCGGGCGTAATCCGCCAGGGTTTTGTGATTTTTACGCCCGCTGTCTTCCTCCAGCAGGCTTGCCAGAAGAGAATCGAGATTAAGCTGCCATCGCGAAATGCTGATCCGCAGGGCTGCAAGTGCGTAGACAAAGCAGTCGAGCGCCTCATTTCGTCGCTTTTTGCTGTCCCAGACGATCTTTTTCTTACCGTCTACCCACTTTTCGACCTGCTCCTCAGCTGTCAGCTGCTGAGCTTCGGCTAAATCATAGATTTCAGGGTTATTAGGGAAATGCACTGCCCCGGCGAGGGGTTCACCGGCCTCTGGCACGAGGGTGAAACGGTTATAGATTTGCTCTTTAGCCGTGTCGGTGCCCACTTCCGTGAGATAAACACCGTTTTTGTTGCGTTTGCGCGGCATGCTGGCAACGGGTTTACCGTAGACAGATGCCCCTTTAATGGGTATCAGGCGGAACAGGCCATGCTTTTTCGAGCGGTTGTAAACGATGGTCGGATCGATACCGCCGATATCCCAGCAGATGCGTGAAACCGACATTTCCACCCCATTTTGCCGGGTATATGTCCGGTTGATAGCCTCATCAATCCGAAGCAGAGTAGCTTCATCGTCATGACGGCCCATGATGATCTGCCTGTCGATAAGCCAGCTTTCTTCGCCGGGCCCCCAGCCCCAGACCCGCATTTCATAACGGTCAAGCTGGGAGTCAATACCGGCTGTCAGGTAGGCCACCCGCTCCGGTACCGCGGCACCAAAGTGCTCCTTACGTTCGGCCATTACGTCTGCATCGGGGCGGTCACCAATTTTCGGCTCCCATGTTTCGCCAAGCGTGGTATTCACGAAAGTCTTGCGCTTGCCGGTATCCCCTTTTGTCTTAATCCAGTCTTTTACGATTTGCACCCAGGTCGTGAAGGGACTGTAGGCAGTCCAGATATGAAAAGTGACGCTGTCAGGTGGATCAATTTCGGTACCGGATGATGAAAACCAGCACAGGCCGTCCCGTGTCCAGATCCCCGTCTCCCCGCAAAGATAACGGGCCTGCGCAAAATCGAGCTCCTGCTGCTTAATCACACAGGCGTTATGCTCGCAAAGGTAAAACACACTGGCAGGCTCACCCGGCGTCCACTTGAAGCCGAACGGCGTCTCTTTATCGCCGAATTTCAGGTACTGCTCTTCCCCGCAATGCGGGCAGGGAACGTGGAACCGCAAAAAATGCTGCGACTCTTTCGCGGCACGCTCAATCTGGCAGGTGCCCCTGACTTTTGGCGTGGATCCGCGGATGGACTTGGGCCAGACCGAGCCTTCAATTCGTTTATCACCCAGAAACGTCGGGGAGCCCTCTTTCTCGATATCTTCATCAAAGGCGGCCAGTTCGTCATAGCCCGCCACATCGACGGATTTCTCGCGATAGTTTTTTGCGGCCTTCCCCCCCAGACACCAGAATCCACGCCCGTTTGAAAAACGCTTCATACTGAGGGTATTGTCCCGGTGTTTTTTGCCATACCAAGGAGCCAGCGCCAGCAAGGTGGGAATATCACGGATTGTCGGCTCGACATGCGACTTCATAAAGTTCTCGGCATCGCCGTCAGTCGGCAACCAGATAAGGGAGTTTCGCTGCTTATGCTGGATGAAATACGCATAAACCCCGAGCAGCATCTTTGAATAGCCAACACGGGCAGATTTCACGACATTCACTTCACGGATATAGTCGTTGCCCATGGCATTCATGATCGCACGCTGGAAGGGTAAGGTTTCCCAGCGTCCCTCCTGATAAGCAGACTCTTTCGGGAGGTAATAGTTATCGTCTGCCCATTCAACGGCAGTCATTGGCAGGGGTCTGACCAGAACAGAGAGCCCTTCCCTTACCGCATGAACAAAGTTATTCATCTGTATTTCTGTAATACTCATCCGCAAACTCCTGCATCCTCTCCGCAGACTCAACGCATTTATTAGCTCCCTTTGCAACCAGCTCTTTGAGATAAGCCAGCTGGCGATCATTTAATTCAGGGAATCGTCTCTGCATCGAAAGCGGAATGCTGTCCAGAACGGATGCCAGCTCCCCGGCCAGGCGAGATAGCGCAAAAATGGAGAAGGCCGTATCAATCACCTTATGCTCAGCTATCTGATTTTTTAAACGCTGCGCGATCGCCTGTTCAGAAGTCAGCTCAATTCTGGCAACCAGCAACGCCTCTTCATGATCATCATCGCTGCCATCATCCGTACGTGAGTAGCGGTTACGTTGAAGATAAGAAAGATAGAAATAGCGCCACTCATCTATGTCGAGTTCACCGCGTTTCTTTGAAACTGGCGCACCCGGTAGTTTTTGCAATCTGCGCAACTGCCGTTCCGTCAGGCGTAAATGTTCCGCCACCTCCACCTGAGTTGCCACAAGTCACCTCATCTGTTCCTGATCTGCTCTCCCACCTAAAAGACGGTCTCATCCGGTAAAATGAACAAAAAAACGCATGTCCGGTTCTAGGAAATCATATTTTATTAATTTTCAATCAATTATTTCCTTAACGAACCGGACATTACTTCTGGGAAATTTTCATAAATAGCGAGAATCTGCGAGGTCGCCGCCCCGTAGCAGGCCGATATGCCGGAAAGGACCCGCAAACGATAATGAATATTAATTGCATTGATACGCATGCGATGTGCAATAAAAAAGGCCGCTTTTGCGACCTTGTGTTTAGAAGGTGAGATTAAAGTAGTTTAATTTTTACGTCGTAACCTTCAAGGCCTGTCATCGTTTCACGAGCAACAAATTGAATTTCAGAAATTTCTTTTCCGGTTTTTTTTCGTAGTTCTGAAATTTTTTTGGCTATCAGAGCAGCAATGTCTTCTTCTGCCTTTTGCGTCAGATCTTCAATTTTCATTTTTTTACCTCTTCTAATTTATTTACCGTTTCCATTCTCCAGAAAGGTGGCAGTTTTTGATTAATAGTCCCCAACCATAACTGTATATAAATTATAGACCATCAATATTGCAGACGCTGCATGCACAAGGAAATCGCTTGCATAATCATTTGCATAGCGACCTCACCATGTTAGCTCTGCTCACGTTGATGTCGATAAAAAGCCCCTGTATCACTACAAGGGCTTTGGGCATATGGTGCCGGGTGCCTCCCGGTGAGCCATTGGGTTAACCACCCGTGACTCGCTGCTTCAGACTTTCACGATGAGCGCCAGTGAAGAAGAGTCATCAGGTTAATTAGCCCCACCGCTTAGGGGGATTCACCATAGTTTGATGTTAGCGGAAAAATTCTCACCAACCTGTTTCATTTCCATAAAAGCTCGCTTGCAACACAAACTTTCTTTTTAAAGCCAGGTTTCAACTACTTTACAGAAATTTATTCACTGCATTTACTACTTCATCACGCGAAAGCTCCCTGTCAGAAGCGACATATATTTCAATTTGATCGCCCGTAATGGAGTGAATACCTGCAAGTGATATTGGCAAATGCATTTCTTCGCCACCAGGATAATTTCTCGCAATCGTAGTAACACCCTCCAGAGTCTCAACGACCTCTGCAGGGTTTAAATTAAAGAAAACCAGAACCTTTTTCATAGATTTGCCTCAATCCCGTCATACGTCTGTCTTAAGGCAAACGTGTTTTTGACATCGCTAAACGCTAATTTTTAGAAAAGGCCATGCAAATGCATGGCCTTTATAAGTACCGCTCATCTTTCAAGTCTTGATGCTCCGGAGCCACCCGGGAGAGCAAGGACTGAATGCTAACCGATACACCAGCCTGAATGACTATTCAGGTAAGGTGGGTTGAGTCTATACGTTAAAAAAAAACAAAAACTCAAAAAAAAGGAATGGTTGTATTTATACCGCAGGATGGAACATATATTGTCATATATGCTTCCGCTATATCATATTGCTCTACTTTTTTGCATGCAGATATTTTTTCAAGCCAACCCACATATGTATTTTGCTATTGGGAGTCCCGATATTCATTTCATAGCGTTGTACCAGGCCTGCCAACGGTATTTGTCAAGGCGCAGCTGGCGCAGGCATTGGGCGGTTTCAATATCAGCCTGCAGATCGTCATCGCTGTTGGTGCCAGCATTACTTCCCCTGCATGGCTCCTGCATCAAATCCGCTGATGGAGTTGGCAGCGTCGATTGCACGCTGGCGCAGCTGCACAGCAGCATCGTCAAACTGACACACCTTACGATCCGGAGACTGAACATATTTCACCACGTCACGGGTTATGGTTCGGTAGATGATCCGGCCTTCATCGTTGGCCTGCGCGGCCTTCTGCTCAACAGGCTGAATCGCCTTCTCTGCTTTGGCGCGCTTATCGGCGGCCAGGGCGTTGATGTAGTCGGCGTGGGCACTCCAGCCAGAACGCCAGGCGATTATCCCGGTGACCGAGATGGCGACCACCAGCGCCAGCAGCACATATCGCAGCTTCATGACAGCGCCCCCTGCGCCCGGCTGTAACGCACCTTACGGTCAGCCAGCCCATTCTGCCCGCCGTTGATGATCTGAGTGACGCGCACGATATCTCCGGAGTACAGCAGGCAACCGCGTAACGCGAAGAACCAGGCCGCCGACCGGGCAGCGTGTCGCTCCTGCTCCAGCAACTCTGGCGTACTGACCAGATCCAACTTGAGGGCAGTGCCGCATTTGGTGTAGTTATCACGCCCGGTGATCTGCAGCAGGCCACGGCCACGATATTTCCAGCCGTCGCCCTCAGCGATGTTGCCCATGCGTCCGCCGTATACCAGGTTGGCGATTTGAGACTGACGGGCCGTCTGCTTACCATCAACGCGGCCCAGCATCTCGCACTGATACGCCGTCAGGCGCTTGCCAAAAGTTTTCTTCATGCCGTCGACCGAGTAGTTGAAGTTCTCCACCAGCGAGGTAAAGCCTGCCGACTCGTGACCCAGCTGCGCGATGAACATGGCCTGATCGTTAAATGCGCTGATACCGAACTCTTTCATTGCCGCGTCGATATGCGGATACCAGCGCGCAGCTAACCCGGCGCTTAGTCCAGCCGCCTTCTGAAATTGTTTCTGATTCACTACTAACCCCTTATTAGGATCGGCGAGCATTAAGCTCCCTTGATGCTATGCAATCTATAAATCGAAGACATAAAAAACCCGCAAAAGCGGGACGGAAAATTTATGTTAATCAGTCAGCTTAGAGGTGGCTCTGTTAAACTGCTCTTTCAGCTCGTCGATGTGTCAGCATCGGCGCACATGCGAATGAGGGATAGCTGATTACCTCTGAAGGAGAAACTATGTGGGTTATTCATCAAATTTCATTTCTTAATCCAGAAACTGTCTCAACGAATATCAAACCAACACTTCACCTTACCGACAATCAGGGCGAAGGACGATCCATCAAGATTGATATGAGCCCTGAAGACATTCGCAAACTGTCCATAGGTCAATTGGAAGATATAGCTAACGGAAGGCTAACTATTGCTGAGGCTTTGCAATAGCCTGACTAAGCTTGGCAATGTCACTTGCCACTGAAGAATCAATGCAACTCAATGCGTTATTAGTATTATCGAGTTGCATTTTCAATTCTTTTACCTCTTTTTCTATTGCCTCTATGCGTTGCTCTAAGGTCATAATAATTCCTCGGAAACAGGAGAATGAAAAAACGCGACGGTTAACAAGTTGCCTACAGAAATTGTGCTTGTTTCATGGGGTTCCTCACTTGGTGTCACCACCAAAGCGGACGTTAATAACTCGGTTTGCCACCGAACGGACCTGCTCGACGCCGACAAAGCCCAGCGCCCCGCCGATTGCAATGGAGAGGGATTGAGGAAGGTTTACGTAATCCAGAGCGGATACAGCCGTTAACGTCATGGCGCCGCACATCAGGCCCTCCAGCAACATCTTTTTCCAGCCGCCGCCGCCGTAGCCAATTCTCAGCACTGCCATCACCACTGAAAGCAGTACAGCGCCAATGGGTGTTTCACCACGCCACCAACTGTGGAGTAGATCGATTAACTCCGTCCAGGAGTGGGGGTCATTATGCATTTTCATATCTCTCACCTCGCTGGCTCGCGGGTGTTAGGTGGGAAGGTTCAGGCTCTCCGGATGAATTAACGACAAGACCTCGATGGGGGTTTCCGGGAGCCTGAAAAAGAAAAAGGCCGCAAATTGGCAGCCTTTAGGTAAGTGTTAACTAATAATCTACTTATGTGCTGGACGTTTGTGATGCCGGGTGCCTCCCGGTGACTCGTTACCAGTTATACGAGCCGCAAGCACACATATTCAACTGGATTGCCCCACCGCACAGGGGGATTCACCGCTTAAAAGTCTATAGCATATATTAAAGCGCACCGGTCTTTATTTCAAATATGTGGTGGCGTTAACGGTCCTGCTAAAATCTCAGCCTCTCCGTCATCACAAATATCATCGCCCTGTGTGAGGTGCCATATACCTGTAATGATTCTGCCTATTTCAGGGTCTTCAATTTCGACGTCAGTGTAATAAGCAATCTGAACCCTGCCGCCGTACTGTATCCAGTAAAAACCTGGTTCCATAATGATCGCCCTCTTCAAGCTCTGACATAACTTATCAAGACGACAGTATCTGATATGTTAACCGGAATCCATGCGGGATGTGGGCGGCAAAGCCTATATCAAAACCGTGCAAAGAAGCTCATTATTGAGTGTGATGCCGGGTGCCTCCCGGTGACGCTGCGCCAGACCGCAGAATCGCGCTACTCACTTGCCATGTCTAGTCGCC